AAACCAATTCAGTGGATGGGCTGTTTTTGTTGACTGTGATTTCGTCTGGCTTGATGACATTGGTAAACTGCTCGATCAGGCAGATGAGACAAAAGCAGTACAAGTTGTACAGCATGATTACACTCCTAAAGAAACAGTTAAGATGGATGGCAAAGAACAACATCTTTATCCACGTAAGAATTGGAGCAGTATGATTCTGTGGAACTGTGATCATCCTAGCAATCAATGTGTTGATCGAGAAATGGTAAACACAGAAACTGGACAGTATCTACACAGATTTCAATGGTTAGAAGATGATGAAATTGGCAATCTTGATCCAGAATGGAATTGGTTGGTTGGTTGGTACAAAGAACCCGAAGATGGCAAACCAAAAGCATTGCACTACACCCTTGGCGGCCCTTGGTTCGAAGAATACACAGATTGTGAATACGCCGATGTATGGAACTTCTATCGCAGTCTTGCAAAAAGCAAAAAAACTGATCCAGTATACACACCTGAGCAAATTACACTATCGCCTAAACTACAGAAGGCATGGTTGGACTATTTTACATTGAGACATGACCCTTACGGGTTATTTCACAATCTCAATGAGAAACAGGTAATGGAAAATCTAGCCATACCAAAAAAACCAGGTGTGCTTGCAGTGTTAGATGGAGGAGAAATACTTGATGATGACAATCCTGAGGATATAACAGTGAAAAATGATAAAATACTGGAAAACTTTGTAATTGGTGCTAATGGTGCTGTAGGGAAAATGGATATACTTGACACACAACCAAAAACCGTGCCGGTGGTATTGCGAGGAATTACAAAACGTAAAGTTATGAAACGCTGTACCCAAGAAGGCAGAGACTACTATTATGTTGACACTGGCTATTTTGGGAATGATAAAAAGAAAGACTTCCATAGAGTAACAAAAAATGCAATGCAGTGGTTAGGAGAACTTGATCCAAACTGCCCTGATGATAGATTTTTAAAAACCCTTACAAAGATTAATAGACACACCACTGGTGATGATATTCTTATTTGTCCACCTAGCCAAAAAGCAATGAAGTATTGGAACATGGACGTCGACGAGTGGCTGGAAAACACAGTGAAAGAGATTAAAAACCACAGCGATAGGAACATTATAATACGCAAAAAGGGCACCAGGACAGAAAGAATAAACGTTGATACAATGGAAATGGCCTTGAATCGAAATGTTCACTGTATGGTCACTTTTAATAGCATCGCGGCTGTTGAAAGTCTTATTTACGGCAAACCAGTGTTTACAACCGGACCAACAGGAACTAATGCAGCTGAACCATATAGCAATAAACAACTGCAAAGGATCGACGATCCTTTCATGCCTTCCTATGACGAAGTAAGAAATCTCTGTTGCAATCTTGCATATCAACAATTCACGGTAGCAGAAATGCGCTCGGGTACGGCTTGGGCAATGTTAAATGGCAAAATATGACGTAGCAGTATACTTAGGCACATTGCCTAAGATCAAAAACCATGATCGCAAGGTAAAAATTCTCGATAACTTTGCTGAAGGTGCACGCCTTTGCGGTGCTAAAGTAATTGTTACCACAGATAGGGAAATACAAGATGCTCGCCTGGCTGTTATGATTGGTTGGTACGGTCTAAAAATCTCAGGACCGCACATTAGGTTTAGGCAACAATTAATTGAACATCAAATAGCAATGGGCAGACACATTATGCCCATTGACGGAAACTGTTTTAAATGGGCTGATCCTGATGACAATTGGTTACGATATAGTCTTAACAGCGTATACTGGAATGAAGGCAACTACGGTAATCAAAATCCCTCTCGAGACCGTTGGCGAGTAATGAGCACAAACCTAGGAATAGAGTGTAAAGACTACAACAACAACGGCGACTATATTTTGTTATGTCTCCAACGAGATAACGGTTGGCAAGGCAAAGGGTTTGATCAGAAAGCATGGGTACATCAAACTATCCAAACACTTATAGAACACACAAATCGACCAATACGATTAAGATGTCATCCTGGTAGTATCAGCGAAACAAAAGACTATCTACAGTATCCGCGGGTAAGTGTAAACGATTGTAAACTAACCAGCATTGAGCACGATTGTAAACATGCCTGGGCTGGTGTATTTTATAATAGTAGCAGCAGTGTGGCCTGTGCGTTAGCAGGCAAGCCTGTGTTTGTAGCAGAACCAAGTGCTGTGACATGGAACATTGCAAATAAAAATCTTAGTATGATCGAAACACCTGACCATCCAGAGCGCACACAATGGTTATGGAGTGTTGCTGATGCCCATTGGAGTAGTCGTCAAAGTCGCGAGGGCGATATCTACCGTCATTTTGAACAGTTTTTATCTCCATCCTAACACACTTTCATTTTTTATACGCAATATTTCCCTAGCACCCCATTCTTTTAACAATTCAACTGTCTCCCATTGGCGTTCTCCTGCTTTGTCAAACTCCTTGTGTGGTTTTTGCTCTAGCATGATAATTGGTTTGTGCGTTTTAAAAGTTTCTTCAGCACCCGCGACCAATGCTGTTTCATAACCTTCTACATCAATTTTTACATAGTCTATACGTTCAAATTCTAAACTGTCCAATCGTACCATTGGAGTGTTTCCATAGCCTACGCTTTGTGGATCAATATGACTGTGCCCGGTGTTGTGCTCGGTGATTACCATATTGATCATGGTATCTTTGTCACCTAGTGCTAGTTTTCTAATCTGTAAATTATCTGCAGGAACATTTAGTTTTAAACAATCAACGAATTCTTGTACAGGTTCAAATGCGATAACTATTTCAAATCGCTGACACAAATCTCTACTCCACAAGCCAATGTTTGCACCTATGTCAAGTGCAACCTTGCGTTCACGTACAAACATGGTGCTTTTACTTCGTTGATATGCTTGATAAACAGGCGGTTTGCCTTTCTTTGCAAGTTTAGCAAAGTGTTGTACAAAATGGATATCACCGTCTGGGAACCACCATCCGTGTGACTGGTACATTATCTACCTAGTACGCCACGCCAGTATGGATGATCAGGATGGCTCACAACTTCTTTGGCTTTGCTGTGTCCACGTTGTTTACGATCTCCTTTTTTGTGATCCATATACCTGCCCAGTTCACTGTTGATAAATGGATGCCCAGCAAGTCCTTTTGTATCAGGTTGAGGATTTAGGTCATAGAACTGCGCTCCGTGATCGCGAAACTCTTTTCTTACCACGTCCCAAATAAAACTATCGTGCCATTCTTTGTGATTGAAAATTTCATCACTGTCGTACATGCCTACAAATCTATCTATGAATTGTTTTGCAAAAGGATCACGCATGTTGTATGCTACCCAGCCACATTCACTGTGGTAACGATCACCTCTACCAAGATAACTTATGGTGTGTGACTGTGGACACACTGTGGGCAAAAAGTTGTCAGCAATGGCTGTATGGGTATGTGTGTCTCCATCTAACCAAATCAACCAATCAGTATCTATGTTATTTGCAGCATGTCCTGTGGCAAACACTTTGTAACAAAATCGTGTGGCTTGCCAGCGAAATGCTTTTTTTCTGGCAATGTCGTCTGTGACACCTGGGTTTGGGTTACCGTGTGCTCTTGGATTGTCTGCATGACGTTTAACAAAACGTTTGCAACCTTTGCTTGCACTAAGGAGATCCACAACACGCACATTAGGTTTTCGAGTTATAGGTGTACAGTTTTCGGCGTACACTACAAGGTCCACAGTGTCTGGCCAAAGTTGTTCAAAGGTATCAATCATCCTTTGACCATATAATTGTAAACCTGCTTGGTTGAAAGTGGTAATTACAGTATATTTCATGTGAGTATTTAGTGGTCAATAACATAGCATATTATCCTTTGCAGTGCGCTAGAAACAGTGTCCCGGTTATGGAAGCATTTTTAAGAAGTTGTAGAAGTACTGGAATAAAGACAGTGCAAAACAGCATGGACTGCGACGCCGCAGTTATTTGGAGTGTGCTATGGCACGGACGCATGGCAAAAAATCAAGAAGTATACGAACACTACCGGGCACAAGGCAAACCAGTAATAGTGATTGATGTTGGTGCATTGAACAGGGAAGTTACTTGGAAAATTGCTATAAACAATATCAACGCCGAAGGATATTATGGACACCAAAACAATCTCGATCTGGATCGTCCACGTAAACTTGGTTTAAAATTAGAGCCATTCAAAAAAAACCGTGGTGACAGAATTATTATTGCTACCCAACATGGCAAAAGCCAGCAGGTTGCCAACATAGATATGGATGCTTGGGTGGACAGCATCATACGTGAAATATATAAGTATACCAACGAGCATTTGTGTATGGTAAGGCATCACCCACGTTGGAAGGTGAACTACGATAGTGTTGAGATAGATCATCCCCATAAAATTCCGGGCACCTATGATTCTTTCGACATAGATTTCAACGTGCATACAATGGTAAATTACAACAGTGGGCCAGGCATACAGGGTGCTATTGCAGGTTGTCCTGTGTTGGTAGACCCAACCAGTTTGGCATACCCTGTAAGTATAAATGTAAAAGACATAAACAGGCCTCCTGAAGTTGACAGAAGTGAATGGTTTATAAAAATCTGTCATACAGAATACACAGTTGAAGAAATTGAAGCAGGACTATGGGTAAAAAGGCTAGAAGAAAAGCTATAGAAGCAAGAAATGATAGGCAGTACATTGATTGTGCATGCTTAATACACGACACGCTGTACGACTGGGTTTATGTAGACAAACTTTTCAACAGCCTGGTTCGCAACCTCACTCCTGCTGTAAAAATGCATGTTTATACAGAAGCAAACCGTCATGTCCCGTTTCCTTATGTTCATCATCATTTAGAAGAATGGCCTGGAATACGAGGCCCGAAACAAAGTTGGTGGTATAAGATACAGTTGTTCAACAGTCAACACCATCCGGGAGATCTACTGTACTTTGATTTAGACACAGTGATAACAGGTAATATTGATTGGATATGGCGCAATGATCCTGATAC